ATATGGAAAAAAGTATGCAATGATTTGGACTGGGAATATTTCCCAACCGTATAATGCAACAAGTCGTAAATAATTTTGTAAATACATATAAAATTATTTCACAATCAACTATATTATCCATTATGATACTATATATAATAAAAAATATTTATATCTTTTTATTATATTTTCAAATTAGTTTGTTCCGTTTTAAATTTCCAAGGGTGTAAAATGATTATAATAATTATAATCATTGTATCAATAATTTATTTATACAGCAAGACGAATACCGCCAACAAGACTGCTACCTATAGTCATACCAGCACCAGTTCGAGCACTGGAGCCCATAGCAGGGATGAATACATCAAGGATGCTGAAAGTAGCAGCAGCAGTCAAAGCAATAATAATAATCTCCTCAACATTAAGAGCCTTCTTGGGGATAAGCATAGCGCAAATCGCCACAGCAAGACCTTCAATCAAGTATTTGATCGCGCGTTTTAAAAGTTCGTTCATGTCAAACATTTCCGTCATTTTGATATGTATATTATATCAAAATAAAAAAAACTAGTTTAATGTGAGTTATTTATATATGCAATAAAATACTTAAATATATACTATCAAAATACCTATATCAGTTAAATGTCTACATTTGAGAAGAAAACTATGCCCAGTGGCGAAGAAAACCCTAAATATGTTGATTTATGCGACGAAGATTCTGCGATTGCTGGACAGAAATTTGCGTGTATGTCTTTTGTTTCTCCCGAAAAGATCTTGAAGAAACGTGAAGTGTATTTATTCGACCAATTTGTAAAGCAATGGGAATTTTCTAAATCAATGGAGCGGTACTTTGAATTCATCCATTTCATTTCATATAAACATAATCTCAAAGTTGAAACATTGATTGAAGATTTCAATGAGTTTGTAAAGGAAGAGGGAGTCAAGCTGCAGAAAAGTGGAATTTACGATGATTATAAGAACTTTATGGATAGACAAGAAGATAAGTTGAATGAGCAATTCAATAAAGACCACTCTTTTCAGACTTCTGTAAGGGGTCTCAAGATTCGTGGCGTATTTGGAACACAAGAAGAGGCAGAGATAAAGAGCAAGAAGCTAAGAGAGGGCGACCCCAATCACGATATTTTTGTAGGACCTGTTGGTATTTGGGTGCCGTGGGACCCTGATGCGTATAAGACCGGTCGCGTAGAGCATATGGAAGAAGAGCTAAATGCTCTGCATAAAGAGAAGATTAAGAATGAGGAGATGGCAAAGAAGGAGTTCGAGGAGCGTATTCGCGAGACGAAGAAGAAGGCCATTGCCGAGAATATTGAAAAGGCCAAGGAGAACAACAATGTTCTTACTCAAACCATGGACGATGATGGCAACTTGATGGGGGTAAAGGAAAATATTGATTTTGAATCTCGTGAAGTAGCAGATGCGGAATCTACTAAACTCAGAAATGAATTGTTGATTGAAACCACCAGAAAAGAGGCTGGATTAGATACAGTTGAAGAAGACTCAATGGAAAAAGTAGATTAAAAATTGATACATAATAACATAAATATTATTATATAACTAACTTATATCATAATGACAGATTTATCAACAATGAATTCGATTTCAGACACGAATACCGAGTCATCTCCTGCACCATTCATACCTTTATCAGCCGACTTTAGTATAGGGACTACAATAAAGAATAATAACCCGGGTTCTCGCAGACGACCTAAGAATATTCGAGCATCGATAAACACGTTTGGTGGGGGGCCATCTACATACAAAAATAATCTCCCGACATATTACACAATTCTAGAAAAAATAGTTTGGGGATCGTTTCGCATTATTTGTAATTATGGAGGTTCTTTCAATAAACAACTGGATCAGGCTCAACCCAATCAGCAAATAATTATTGAACTTGGCTGTTTACAATATGTGCTTCTCTCTTATTTTACTACTATCATCAGCGATAAAGCTCATTCTATCACTGATAAATATATTCATTTATTGGAAGTGCAATCAAATAACTTCATTTCAGATAGTAAGAAAGACACATATATGGATTTTATAATGACAGCACAAAAACATAATATAGCATTAAATCGGTTTGCATTTATTTGTAAATACAAGCTAGCTAAAGTTGGCTGCACCACCGATATGTATTTAACGCAGATTAACGAACAAGATCCAAATACGATTACATTATTGCACGGTGGTCGAAAATATAGTTTCACTATTCCAGATTTGAAAAAAATTATCTCTACATCACTTAATAATCGTTTTAACCTTTATGCCGAACCATTGCCGTGTAAAAATCCTTATAATAATCTGCCTTTTTCAAAATCCGATTTATATACTATCTATTTCAAATTAAAAGCCAGTTATCATAGCATTCCGCCCGTTTTTCAGCAGTATTTTGAAAGTGATTTCATACTAACTAAATTAATTAATAAATATGAACAACCGATGAGGGAAAATGCGATGTTAATCAATGCACAATCTCTCGATACGGACGAACTAGTAGATGAAATCTTACAAATGATAAAAGAATCAAATGACAATACTCGCACATCGTTGAATATAGATGACGATTTTCCGAGTGATGTATTGATTAAAACATTTCAACCTTATTTAAAGTATTATCATCGTAGTGTATACTCATTGAGTAGTAGTGTCAAAGAAAAAAACAGGTTATATATTAAAGCTTTGATGGACAGATTTGTTTCACATAGCCCGACATACGGTAGAAAAATCGCAAAGAAGATTACAACCTTGTCTGGAAAGAACAAATTTGAAACTACATATATAATGAATGCCCCGACTTTTAAATCGCCGGTTAATTATTCTAGTTTATATAGGGAAGGACACGAAAATGAAATAAATATTTTGTCTTCTTATGTCCAAGATTATCGTAGAAAACAGGAATTCTCACGAAGGCAATTATTCCATACTAATTTAATTACGAATAATAATCCTCAAATATTTTCTCGACTTGCGGCAGCGGTGTCGGCGCCGCCTGATAATATTATAGAGTTTAGTTGGCAAATCGACAATCAAACTGATAATGGTAATGAAAGTGAAAGTGAAAGTGAAATTGAAGAAACTGAAAGCGTTAGCTAAAAATACTCACACATTGTATATACTATTTTTTATTATATACAATTTTTAAGTGAATGACTTCAACTGATGTATATGAACGTTTGTTCACAACAAAATATCAAAAAGATATTTTAGCGAAAATACTTATCTTTCGGAGGGCTTTCCCTGGTAGTTGTATTCCCGAACTTTTAAGCGAATATTTATTTATTGACTTTCCAAAGTGGCACTCCAATCGTAAACAAATATGCAATAATACCGGTATAGTCAAATTAGTTAATCGGTCTATATACTCAAATACTTCTTTTGGGCATTTCGAATGGTCTTTACGATTCTATCTCCAATATATTACAGAATATTGGGACAGAGAAACTGGATTAGATTATAGAATTGAACAGAAACTAAAAATATTAGCTATATCGACGACCTATTGTAAAAAATGCGGGGAGCCTGTATGTAAAAAATGTATTTGCATTCAATAAATTCTTACCATTTATTCTTTTTTACGTTAATAGTAGGTCCATTCTTCTTTTTAGATTTACTTGGGTCATATGCTTCGTCTTCATCGTCTGACCCCATATTCTTTGATATATCCCAAAACTCTTGCGACCCTAATTTGAAATCTTTACGATTTTCGGCTTTATACCAAAATATTTGATCATTCAACTTATTTGATTTGGAATTGTTATTAATAACCAAACATTCGTAGTTTTCGGTGGTTTGATCCATAACTGCACAAAATGCCTCGAGCGTTGGAAACATACTGGCATAGTTCTCCCAAATACGTTTTCTGTTTGTTAAATAAGGTTCGCGTAATATGAATACATAGTCAATATTTGTTCTTAAATTAGGGGGAATACCTAATGGATATTGCATAGTAATAATCAACATAACCTTCCAATGACGACATTCATAAATAACAATCTCATCATCTTATCA